AGGGTTGCGTGTGAACCAGAACATCAAAGGAATGTAAAGAGTGGTTTCAGGGAGGGCATTGCGGGGTGAGCACACCTGGGAAGGACCACCGGCAGCAGAGCAAGGACCAGAGATTTGGGCAAAGGTAGGGTCGGTGATGTAGGTAAGTTGAGTAGTGTTACCAATCATCTTGAAGTAACCACGTTGTTGTTCCGAGGACAACGTAAGTTGATTCCAGATGTGCATCCAGTCACCGTATTGACGGTCAATGCGTTGACCACCAATTTCAACTTCCACTTGAGCGATGAGCTGTTCACCAATGAAATCCAACCAACGGGCATAGATACCATCCGAGTTAGTGGAAGGAGCCATGGTTTGGTTGATTTCAGGGAGAGTCACCTGCAAGTAAGTTCGGTAACAAAGATCACCATTACGACTAATCGTGCAGGTAACTCGGCGACCGAAATCAGCTTGACCGGAAAAGGTTTGTTCAATGGATTCCATTGCAAAGTTTGTGTGACGTCTGTAAGACACTTTCCAAAAAGTTATCTCGGGAGTTCCCGTCAAAAAAACGTCCTGGGCGCCATAGGCTACAAGCTGAAGAAGACCACCTGCCATCTTATATTATAAGTATAGACTAACAAAAGAAAATAATTTCAAAAAAATGTATAAAAAATTTATCCGAAAAAATTGATTTTCCAAATCCAATGAATATTTTAAATCATACAAATCATGTCTAAACGATGTCGCCGTTTATGTACATGTAACACATCTATACCCACCTTTGCGTATTCAGAAGAAACCATAGCAACCCATTGCGCCTTATGTAAAACTGACACCATGGTAAGTTTAAACCGAAAATGTATGTGTGGACTGAAACAGCCATCGTTTGATTATCTAGGAATAAAAACCGCTAAATATTGTTCATCATGTAAATTAGAAAATATGGTCAATGTGAAAGACAAATTGTGTCAATGTAACAAATCACAACCTTCCTATAATTTTCCTAGTGAAACAAAAGCCATTTGCTGCAAAGAATGTAAACAACCTAATATGGTTAATATCAAAGATGAAAAACGAAAATGTGTATGTGGTCAATCACGTCCATTATTTAACTTCTCTGGTGAAGAAAAGCCAAAATACTGTGCATCTTGTCGGTTACCAGATATGGTTAATATTGTGAATCGTCGGTGTTTTTGCAAAAAATCGGTACCGACCTTCAATTTATCGGGTGAAACCATTGCAAAATATTGTGCTTCCTGTAAATTACCAGAAATGATTAACGTAAGAGATAAAAAATGTTTGTGCAATTCTGCTTTGCCCTCCTACAATCTACCTCATGAAAAAACACCAATTTGTTGTATAAAATGTAAAACACCTGATATGATAAACCCCAAAGAACAAAAACGAAAATGTCATTGTGGAAAATCACGTGCTACATTCAACTATCCGAATGAATCTAAACCATCTCATTGTGCGGAATGTAAAGAATTCAACATGGTAGATATCGTTCATAAACGATGTGAATGCGGAAAATTTATTCCATCTTTCAATTATGAAAATGAAACCATCGCTATCTGTTGTTCCGAGTGTAAAAAAGAAGATATGGTAAATGTTATTGATAAACGATGTCCGGGTATTTCAGGTTCTATATGTCCCTACGACAGATTCGGCAATATCAAATACAGAAATTATTGTGCGGAATGTTTTCGCCGCGAATTTCCATTGGACCCAATTACGTTTCAAATCCGTTCCAAAACCAAGGAAATTGCAGTACGTGATTTTATCAATTCAGTATTTGAAGGATTTGTTCATGACCAAACCTTGGAAACCACTCATTGTGATTGTACCATACGACGACGTATTGACCACCGTAAATTGATCGGAAATACACTACTTGCCATAGAAACGGATGAAAATCAACACAATACGTACGATAAAATGGATGAAGACACGAGATACGATGACCTATATATGGCACATTCTGGTAAATGGATTTATATACGTTTTAATCCAGACAAATACATAGATAAAAAAGGAACATCCAAAAATCCAACGATTGCCACTCGTTTAGAAACGCTCCAACGCGAAATTGAAAAACAAATTATACGTATTGAAACAGAACAAAATACAGAACTGATTGAACGTATTTATTTGTATTTTGACGGATATGATGTCTCCACTGCGTTCCCGACATCCCTACGAAACTTTACCGACCTACGGTCGTACAAGTTTTCGTCTAATTGATAATTTACATCCTTTATTGACGAGGTAATTCTTCAAATTTTGGTGTAATTAATAATAACTCTTTCAGTGGCATATTCATCACCGTGACATCTGGATTTTTTATGCTAATCGCTTGGTAACTTTCTACAAAATATTCCTTGTTTCTGGCAAATTCCAAACGTAAAATGACATGTTTATCTGGATGGTAATTACGTGTACCTAATGCATTGTGTATTTGACGAAAGTCTCCCATAAACTCTGATAATTCTCCAACCTTTACGTTTTTATCTACTACACAAAAGTATTGATTGTTTGTTCTAGAACGAAAATATTCACCATTGATATGACAGTCGGTTGTAAAACGGTTTCTTGAACCAGGAACATTGTTATTATGATTGGATTCATAAGCCGGATTGAACATTCTATCTAACATTGGATGTGCCGAGAACAGTGCCTTGGGAATCATAGATGTCATTTTCGTATATTATTGTTAGTATTATTGATGACTTAATATCATTAATAATAAACATAATCAATTTTTCACTCTCTCTCTCTCTAACCTGAATATTGTCGCAAAATAAAGACGATACTTATTTTTTCAATCTCTTGATAAGGTTCCGTGTCCATAGACAAATCAAAATCCATATCTCTAGAAAGTCCATTGGTTCCCGATCTATCGTACCCCCATCTTTCAGTAACTAAAATATCTTTTATCGGGTATAACAATGTATTGGTAGATAAACATTCTTCTTCTATTTTTTCTTCTAGGTACATTTTGTACTCTAGATAATTGTCTGGCAAATTTACATCATAAACAATAGTGTGATAGGTATGGTTTAATTCTTCGTTTTCGTCCTCAAGAAAGCCATCCTCTAAGATGGTTTTGATTTTTGCAAAGTTTGTTTCACTGATTTGTGATATTAGATCACATAGTTGTATTTTGATACCTACAGATGCTTTGGCAGTTTCACACCTTCCCATGATAGATAAATCATCCTATTTCTTTATATATAAAAAAATGAATGTAAATATAATTAGATGAATGAAGTTTGGAAAAATACCCCGATAGACATCATAGATAAAATCGTGAGATATACGGGAAAAATGCGATGGAGAAACGGTGTTTTTATGAATCAGATCCGTAAAGATGACGCGAGATATGTCATATTACAAACCATTCCTGAAAAAATCTATACGTATGACCCCATATCAAATGTTCACAACACATACGTTTTCTTCAACTCTTATAAAGATAATATGCGAAAAATCATAGTAAAATACGAAAATAAAAGTGTACTACATACACTTTTCAACTATTTTTATTTCAATGCCTGTCTAGATTGGATTTGACACCCAACACAAGTATTTTCAGATGTTAAAAATATATATAAAATTTACTACATATAAGCTATTAATATCATGAATGCAATTCCACCTACTATGGGTGGTTCATCAAACAATATGATGGATTCGCTGAAATCAAATATGATGACGATGTTGATGTTTAATAACATGAACGGAGGAAGAAGTAATACAAATTCACAAGGAAATCATGATATGTTTTCTATGATTTATGTTTTCGTGGCTACCAGTGTGGTTGATTTTGTTTTCAAAAATGCCCCAACGGTTGTCAATTTTTTGACGAAAAGATATTCGGACAAATTGGACAATTTCAAAAAGGATTTGTCCAGTGTTACGAAAGACTTGACCGACAACAAAATAAAAAAGAAAACAGCATCCATTACCATTACCGTCAATGTGAACAATCCTGATAATATTTTAGGTCATGCAATATTGGATTTTATAACCAATAGTAAGAATACGACTCATGTCAGTTATGTTCGCGAAAACTTTATTTTGAATCAAAAAGATGTCATCAATATTGACGACGAAGTGTTTGCACGTATGACGCAATCTTCCGACGATACGAGTACATCCACCAATGTAAATTCAGGTTCGGGTGCAACCGGAAATAATGCAGCTATTGTACAAATCATAGAGGTATATAGTTTTACCAAGACGACGGATCAATTGCGTAATTACTTGGATGATATTAAACAGAAATACGCAATTCATGTGAAGAATAAATTAGGCAACAAACGATATTATTTTAATATGCATCAACTTACGGTACCCATGAATATAGAAAAACAAAAAAATTTGGCAGCATTACCACCGTATTTTGTGTTTGTTATGAAGCAATTTCAGACGAACCGCAAGTTCTCCAATTTGTTCGGTGAAGACATTGATATCATTCGTAACCGTGTGAATTTCTTTTGTAAAAATCGGAAATGGTATGACGAAAAGGGAATCCCATACACACTTGGACTGTTATTATCTGGAGCACCTGGAACAGGAAAAACGTCCACCATCAAATGTCTAGCGAACGAAACCAATCGTCATATTTGTAACATCAATTTAAACAATGATATGACCAAGACCCAATTAGAAAATTTGTTTTTCAATGAAAATTTGAATGTGATTAATCCCATCTTGGGACAAACCGAAACCTACTGTATTCCATTGGACCAACGTATTTATGTGCTTGAAGATGTAGATTGTCAAAATGATATTGTGATGGAACGTACATTAAAAATGAATGTGAATCAACCAGAACCCATCATGAGTAGTGATGATCTTAACAAAGAACCACAAAAAAAATACGAAGACAGTAACAAGGTTGATTTGTCTTTTTTATTGAATTTACTGGATGGTGTATTGGAAAATCCTGGACGTATTGTGATAATGACATCCAATCATCCAGATACCTTGGACAGTGCACTTATTCGTCCAGGAAGAATTGATGTCATCGCCAAGTTTCGTAATTGCTCCAATACTACTATCAAGGACATGATTGAGTTTTTCTATGATACCAAACTATCGGAAGAGGACATTGAACGTATTTATGTGCTCCAAGAAGGAATCATTACCCCGGCGGAATTGTCCAAAGTCATGTTTGAGAATTTTACGGATATCCAAGCGACCATTATACACATGGAAAATTTATCAGAAGCTCATTGTAAAATAAACAACAGTAATGTTGAAGACGTACCTACGAATACAATCCATCCTATAGAAGATACTATTACAACATTGGTGGTTAGTAAACAACCAGGTCCGGGGGATGAAATCCTACAACAAATAACTTCTGCGTTTGCAAAACAAATGGAGAAATTTGGTAAGGGGGATGAAAGCCTCCAACAACAAACATCTTCAGATGAAGTGAAGAACTCTGAACCAGAGAAGTTAGTTGTTACGCAAGATTACTCAGCAACCGGTCCTATTGTATGCTCACGTACAAGAAGAAATGTAATATATGTATTTCGTAGATACGTTCTTCCATTATATACAGGTCCAGAAAATATCAATAAAAAAGATGACATATATTATGGAAATTTATTAAATAACACATTTCATTCCTTAAAATTCAAGGATCATATAAAAGATTTGAAAACACGCCATAAAGATGTCGTTACATCGGGGTTTGACTTGGAAATGATGATGGATAAAAGACAAGACGCATATAAACTACTGACATGGTATAAAGTTGACAGTTATCGCCGTGAGATTTCTGAATATTTTACGGACGGGAATTTGCGTGAATCAGGAATAAGAATGATATTAGAATCAGATAATGTGATTGAAAGAGAGTATGGAACAATACAAGGTATCGCCGCCAATTCATGTAGTGGTACATTGGGAAGTTCATTTTCAGTTTTTTAGAACTGATTTGTTTTCCATATAAACAGTAATCATTATCCTATAGTAAAAACATGAACCGAAAAAAACCTCATGAGTCATTGTTACAACCATCGCGTCCAGTAACTGAATCCAAAAAACGCGTATATACTGCCAATACCATAGACGAAAAACACACCGAAATGTTACAAAGTTTTCATCTAATTGACCAAGAAACGATTCCCAAATTACAGGCAGATATTCAAGAATATAGACAATTGTTGAAGAAATATGCAGCGAATAAAAATATTGAGGAATATTTAGATACCTTGGACAAGATTGAATATACAAAAAAACATATTGTATCTTTACGTACCAAGAAGAAGCATTATTTACTGGAAAATTCCAAATATATTTTTCAATATTTTGAGCAGAAAAAAGATATTTCCGAAGGTGGTGGTTCCCAAAACATCAATATTCTCAACCAATTTTTTAAAATCAAAGGAATCAACAACGAATCATCCAATATACATGGTGCAAAATACCAAGGTGCACGAAATATGTACCAAAATTATTGGAAAAATGTCAACAATGAAATCATGAACATTCAAGATTTTATCATTCCATCCGATGTATGTGATAAATGTAATTGTGGTGAATTAATACCACAAGACGAAGAAGGTATTCTTATTTGTAACAATTTACAATGTGGTTATTTTATTACCCATATCATTGATAATGCCAAACCCGCCAACAAAGAGCCACCTAATGAAGTATCCTATACTGCTTACATTCGTCTCAATCATTTCAAAGAAATCTTGTCACAATTTCAGGCGAAAGAAACAACACAAATTCCGGATGAAGTCATAGAAGCTATCCGTGCCCGAATTAAAAAAGAAAGAATCAACGATATTTCACAATTGACCTATGATAAAATGCGTGATATTTTGCGTAAATTAGGTTTGAATAAATATTTTGAACATATCCAATACATCAATTCTATTTTTGGAATTAAACCACCTATTATGAACGAAGAATTGCACGAAACATTGTGTGTGTTATTCATTGAAATTCAGAAACCATGGGCATTGCATTGTCCGGTAAATCGTACCAATTTTTTCAATTATACCTATACATTGTATCAATTATGTGTACTGTTGGATCAGACCCAGTATTTACCGTATATTATCTTGATGAAAGATGTGGATAAACAAAGAGAACAAGACCAAATATGGAAAAAGGTATGTAATGATTTAGATTGGGAGTTTATCCCCAGTATTTAGACATATATTGTAACATAATAAAATATAGAAAATGTTAACATATATTCATCAACAATTGACATATAGTATTTTTGCAACATTATTATTTTTATTAATCATTCCAGGAACTGTGATACATGTTCCAGAAAAAGGAACATATACAAAGCACGCGTTAATCCATAGTATCATATTTTTCATCATGTTTTATTTCGCATCCCGATGTGTTTATGAAAATATGAAAAACCTGAACGTAAAAATATAAACTATATTATATACTATTATGAACGCTTGGGCCAAATTCGTTACTGCTTTTTATAAGAATAAAAAGCGCACCAACAAAAACTATAAATTCAAGGACGCAATGAAGGAAGCCAAGGGACCTTACAAAAAGTCCAAGGGTGGTAAAACCATGAAAAAAAGATAAATATACAAAGAATGTATATAATGGCTGCCAATAAAAAAAACAAAACACGACGTAACAAGACAAAACGAAATTTAAAAAATAAAAATAATAAACGTGAACGGGCAAAATTTAGCGTACGTAAAGGCGGAACCATCAATCATTTATTAAATTGTAATTCTGGTATTTGTCCGGCGTTTTTTAATTAAAAACCATATAAAATTATAAATCGTTTATACTATGTAGTATAAACTATTGTAAAAAAGAATGAATGATGCCGATAAAATAATGGAGGTATCAGATATTCATATAGCAGATTCTATTGTCATTGATTATTTTAAATTAACCAAAGAATATCAATACAAATACGGTGAAAATACAATTGTGTTGT